GGGCAAGTTTGTTTGCCCACCAGTCTGCGTTATTCATTTCCGTTTCCTACTCTTAGGGATTTCTAAAAATCCCATATCAATTAGTTGTGCTATAGAACCAGTAATTCCAGATATCACAAGGTCTGTAACCATTGACCGACTTTCTTTCCAAATCTCATCTGGTATTTCTGAAAGAATTTCTGATGTACCGCTTTTTTTAAAGTCAACTGTTCCTTGAGCAAGTGCATTTGCATGAGCGTGAATTAAAGGATACAGGTGTGAAATTTTAGCCAAACGCTTGTCGCTCTCTTCTTCTTCACGCTCAGCAACGTCATCGCTAATTGGAGAACAACCAAGCATAACTGAAATGTCATGCCCGTTATCAATCTGTGAATCTAAAATAAACCCACGGACACGTCCTTGGACACTCGTTTCAGTTAATTTATTTGCAAGTTTTTTCTTTTTATTTTTCCAAAACATTACTTAGCTTCACCCCACTTATCAACAACGTAAACTTCTGCAATCAGTGGAACACCGATTTGTTTCAATTTAATTCCTTCCATTGATTGCTTAATTGCTTGCGCAACATCTTCTGCCTTGTCTGCTGGAGTTAAAGTAACTAACTCGTCATGTACTGTCAGAATAATATTAACATCCTTCTCATCAACAAAGCAACTGTGGGCACGTACTAAAGCTAGCTTCATCAAGTCAGCGGCACTACCCTGGATAACTGTGTTGAAAGCCTGGCGTTCTGCACGACCTAGTTGAGAAAAATCAGTTGACTTTAGTTCTGGGATGTAACGACGACGGCCAAACATAGTCTCTACAAAAGGTACTGGCCCTGATTGTTTAGCTAAACGAACAACCTTTGATTTGTATTTTGCAATAGAAGAAAACTTTTGCTCAAAATCATTAAGCAGTTTTTTTGCTTCGGGAATAGTACACCCAACAGATGCCGCAATCTTGTCTGGTCCTACACCATAAGAAATTGCAAGAACTAGAACTTTACCTGCTTTACGGTCTACGCCCATTGTGTTACCAATGGTTGTGTATACGTCACCGCCAGTTAAATAGTTTTCCATAAGAACTGGGTCTTGAGAAAATGCGGCAATGATGCGTGGCTCAATCTGAGAGTAGTCTGCGACTACTAGTTTGTAGCCTGGTGGGGCTACAAACAAATTACGTACAAGCTTTCCGTATTCACCTGATGATGGGATGTTCTGTAGGTTAGGTTCGCTAGACGACAAACGCCCAGTTTCTGCACCGTGTGATTTGAAGTTAGTGTGCACACGACCATTAATAAGTAGGCTCTTACGTTGTTCAATTTTTACTTTACCGTTAAGGGTACGCTTTACTTCACCACCAGTGTAAGGAGTTACGTAAGTAGTCATCAACTTGTTCAAGTCTTGATACTCCAAAAGAGCGTCTACCATTTCATCCTTACCACGGTAAAACTCTAGGGCTTCGGCCGATACGGAATAGTGGGTCTCGTTTAGAGTTTCTCCTGCCTTAAAAGCTTCCTGACCTTTTGGTGTAAGAACTCCTTTAAACTTTGTATTTGGAATAATACGAGGCTTCTTACCCTCTTCTTGTGGAGTAAACAAAAGAAGCTGTTTTGCAGGAACAGAGTTAATTGAAAAGGCTTTCCCAGCAATCTGGTAACAGCGAGCTTCTGCCGCAAGTTTTCCCTTTTCAATTTCTTCAGCAAGAACCTCTAGTGCGTGCTGGTCAATGTAAGCGCCAGCTAATTCCATGTCTGAGAGGGCCGCAAGTACGTCCATTTCAAGTTTCCATACAATCTTTAGATTCCCGTTAATCTTTGGTTCTAGAGCCTTGTAAAGTTTCCAGGTGACCTCTGCGTCTATACCTGAATACTTTGCAACGTCAGAAAAAGAATAAAGGGCGACGTTTTCTCCAATACCTTTAGCAACGTCAATGTTTAGTTCACGCTTTACACAGGCTGCAAGTCCTAAGTCAAATTTGTTTAGATTGTTTACAACAAAAGAAGCCATAAGAGTGTCAAAATATGGCTTTGATGGAATTTTTCCGCCGTAATACTTCGCTACCGATTTAAGGTCAAACTTGGCGTTGTGGGCAACTTTTAGAGCTTTGCCAAATAAAATTGGTTCGATAGCATCAAACACTTCTCGTGGTGTCAGCTGTGATGGGGCTTCGCCAAACTTAGGTGTCCATTTGCTCTCAGACTTTGAGTAGTGGGCATCTGTGAGGGTCTTCCCCTCAGCAAGGCGACGCTGGCCTGCAAGTAGTAGAGGTTTATCGTACCCCTCAAGTTCACCATTAGGGTGGCCCATAGGGATTACATCAGTGCGGCCATCTGTCGCAAAAGAAATCCAGCATACGTCATTAATAACTGGGTATAGGCGATTCTCGCCAATTGTTTCTACGTCAAATGCAAAAGCTTTGACTTTAGAGTAATGTGCTACAAATTCTTGTAGTTGTTCGTGTGTTGTAATTATGTTCATGTTTGCCCCTTGAGAGATTAATAGGGGGGCCAGGTTACCCTGACCCCCCTTAGTGGTTGTTTACGCTACTAGTAGACGGGCTACCTTAAGCAGGTCTTCACGGGGGCTAACGTAAATCGCTGACTTATCGTAAACTGTGGTCATCTTAGCAGCGGCGTCAACGTCGTCTGCATCCAACTCCCACTCTTCTGCAAGGTCAGTTGCACGTACACGGTCAAGCGTGTATTGAGTCGTGTTACCTGAACCAGTACGAGAAATTGCCCAGTAATACTTGCTCAATGGTCCACGCTTAGGGTCTACGTTTGCAGACTCAAGCTGGCGAGCAAATGATGGAGGGGCAGTCATAATCTGAAGGGTTGGTTCCCCGTCAGAAAGAACAAGAATGTTAAAAGCAAACTTGGCACGTGGACGGTCTCCCGCAATAGTGCAAAGTGGACATTCGTCTCCTAGACAAACGAATGAACGACGACCCTCTTTGATTGCATCAATCCAGTGGAGTTCGTATACGGCAAATGGCTCGTCTTCAAGAAAACGAACGAGCTGTGACTGTTCTGAAAACTTGAAGTCAGTTGGGAAGTCAGAGGTCTGCTTCTTTGGCTTCAAGATGTTGGTTGCTGCACCCCAACCTGCCTGGACAGTCGTACCGTGGGTAGGTTCGATGTCTGGAGCATCTTCGGTTAGGTAATCGTCAGCATTAACAATCGGACGGTTAATCATAATGGTTTATATCTTTCTAACTTGAGTCTTGCGACTACTTTATTGACTTGGGTATTTCTACCACTTTTTTTATTCTATAGCATCTTTCCACCGAAGCACAAGTGCCTCAGTCAAATCCAGATGCTGACTCCATTCTACACGAGCGGAACCCAAAAGTCCACGCTTCGCAAATTCCTCAATAGTAATCTCAATCAGCTCTCGTGTATACACACGATTACCGTTTACTTTCTTACCATTAAGGTTTTTAGAACGAAGACGGAATGGGGCGATAGGGATGTACCCTTTTCGTTCCCATAGTCGAATTGTAACAATTCTTTTATCCAAAGCCAAAGCCAGGGAGTTAATTGTATACAACTCTACTTCTTTTCCACGGAGAGTCTTGATGATTGGGTTTACATCCCAAGCTTCAACACCCTCTATGATTTTTGTACGTCGTTTATCAGCCTCTGGGGATGACTCACGTCGTTTCTTTTTAGAACCAGGTGCGTTAGTAAGACCCTCAAATGCTTTGAGGATTTCTTCTTCTGAACGTACCATTCTAAATCTACTTTACTGTACGCAATGCCCACACAGTTGTGACTGGAAACATATCGTCTAATTGTTCTTCTGTAATTTTTCCATTCCAGTAAGCAGCCATCAGCTCGTCTTCATCTAGCACTGGAGTCATTACATAAATGTCGTCTTTAATTCCCAGGTCAGTGAGAATCATATCGGCTTTTGGTTCGTTAAGTTTGCGGGTTACACGGCGCTGTTTTTCAACACGCCCAACACCCTCAATCGGTGTTGCAAAAGCAACCTGGATGTTACCGTTGCTATCTTCTACGCCCTCTTCGTCAATCTTCTCAAAGATTTTTTCTTTGAGTTCTTTCTGACGCTTTTCAAGCGTATCCATTGTTTTCTTTAAAAGAACATACTCACGAACCTGCGACTCAAAGTCGTCTGGGTTTAGAAACTCACGTGGTTCGTCTACTGCTTCTACT